TTGGGATAGAATATTCAAAACCAATCCTGTTGCCAAAGAAGTAAGAACTCCGAAGTTTAAACCTAGTGTAGTAAAAGCAAAAAAAGGCAAAGGGAGTTATACGAGAAATGGCAAAAAGAACATTATTCAAAACATTGATAGTGAAAGCTAGAATGTTTTGGGCTGATATACGTGGTCATCATGGTAAACGTTGGAATTACGAACCAGGTGATTGGTATATGGGTAGACACAACAAGCGTAAGTAAGTGAAAAAAATTTTATTATGGAGCAAACATGGCAGAAGATTACACACTAGCTAGTTATCTAAACGCAATCAATTTTACTAAAGAAAATTTATTAGACACAACAGACGAAACTTGGGAAAAGAAATACCCTCCTTTTGTTATAAACAAGTGTCTTTCCGTGCATTACGACTGTATTGCTCAAGCCAACGAAATGAATGGCTATCACTTCCTAGATAAGAAAACTCAGTTTCATTTTTATATAAATAGTATTAGAAAAAAGAAGCGATTTGGTGGCAAGTGGTTATCACAGGCCAAGTTGAAGAATTTAGAGTATGTAAAAGAGTATTATGGTTATAGCAATGAGAAGGCTAAAGACGCTCTTACTTTACTTACTGATAAACAAATTGAATTAATTAAGGTTAGCCTTTTAAAAGGTGGGAGAACAAAATAATGAATGAGGAAACAATCAACTGGACCGCTGACAGTATGTTAGAGGTTACCATCAAGCAACCAGATGACTTTTTAAAGATCAGAGAGACTTTAACTAGAATAGGTGTTGCAAGTAGAAAAGACAAGACACTATTTCAAAGTTGTCATATATTACACAAACAAGGTAAATATTTCATAACACATTTTAAAGAACTATTTGCGTTAGATGGTAAGAAAGCAACTTTAACACAAAACGATATTCAAAGAAGAAACACAATCTCTATCTTATTACAAGATTGGAATTTAATTGATATAGTGGACAAGCCTAAATCAGCGGATAAAGCTCCATTATCACAAATCAAAGTATTACCTTTTAAAGAAAAAAAAGAGTGGAACTTATCGGCAAAATATAATATAGGGAAAAAAGTGGAAGCCAAGGATAATACTGACAATGCAAGTACCGAAGTTTAAAGAGTTTATTACAGAAACAGATATAGGTCGTAAAGGCAAGGCTATAACAGTTGCTATGGTAACTGTGGCTGACTCTAAGGACCCAAAAGAAAACACTACTGCTGATCTTATACAAAAAGCGTGTAAGAAAAAAGGTATCAAGTGTGTTATTGTAAACACTAAATCAACTATCATCACAGCTAAAGACGAAGACAAAGGAACACTTACTGTTTACAACTATGATGGTAACCAAGGTGAACATACTTTTGTAGGTAGAGATACAGTTTGTATAACTAGAGGTGGAGCACTTGAAGACGAAGCAGGTCTTTCATTAATATCATCATTTCAAAACTCACAAGCGTTTATGATAAACACAAGAGCATCAATGCTGACTTGTGATAATAAACTAACATCAGCTTTACTATTTGAAAAATTTGGATTACCAACTCCAAAAACAGCATTCATTTCAAACGAAAACAATATTAAAAGTGGTGTTGATATGATAGGGGGGAAATTCCCAATCATATTAAAAACACTAACAGGAACACAAGGCGTAGGAGTAATCAAAATAGAAAGTTACGAAGGCCTTGTGGCGACTGTACAAGCCATGTGGAAATTAAAAGCAGAACTTCTAATACAAGAATATATGCCTAGTGATTTTGATGTAAGAACATTTGTAGTAGATAATAAAATATTTGCTAGTACAAAAAGAAGCCATAGTAGTTATGACTTCAGATCAAACACACACAGAGGCGCAGAGGCAGAACCTTATAAATTAAGTGATGAAGAAAGAGAACTTGTATTAAAGGCAGCTAGAGTCTCCAGAGCATATATGTGTGGTGTAGATCATATTATATTTAAAAACAAACCATATCTATTAGAAGTAAATGGTAGTCCTGGATCAGGCGCTGATTACGAAGGCTATCAACATAGAGATTACTATGCTGACGCAGAACCAGCTGGTAGAATAGATGGTGAACAAATGATGGCCAATGTGATAGATTATATTTCTGATAGAACTCATTGGGACAGACAATCACTTATAGAAACTGGTTGGTTAGAAACAGTTGAGTTAGATGAAATAGGCAAAGTAAGAGTTAAGTTTGATACAGGTAATGGATCAAAAGCTTGTGCTTTACATGCAGACAAAATTTTAGAAGATGGTAAGATTGTTAAATGGACATATGATGGTAAAACATTTAGTAAACCAAGACATGGTATAAGTAAAGTTTATAGAGCAAACGCTGATGGAGAAGAACCATCAGAAACAAGACCAACAGTATTAATGAATTTAACTTTTAATGGTTTTACATATAAAGATATAGAAGTAGGTTTAGACGCAAGACCTAGATCAGGTTCAGACTTATTGGTAAATAGAGATTTAATGCGATTAATGAATATTAGTGTCAACCCTAATAGAACATTTGTATTGAGTAAACGATTGAAACCGGTTGATAAAAAAGGCAAAGAAGATAAAATTGGCTTTGATAAAGATTAACCTTGACAAACAAGTCAAGTTATGATATAATGAAACACAAATAGGAGATATTATGCAAGACGTGAAGATATTAAGAATGACTACCGGCGAAGATGTAATTGCTAAAGTGGGTGAAAATGACGATGGTGTGAGTTTAAACAAACCATTTGTAATCATACCTCAACAATCAGCACCAGGACAACCAATACAATTGATGATGTCATTGTATAATGCTTTTGGTAAGAGTGACACAATTACTGTTACTAAAGATAAGATTGTTTTTCAAACAGAACCAAAAGATGATTTACTAAAATCATATGCACAAAATACAAGCAGTATCATATCTGCGAAGACACCTGGTTTAATTACCGAAAATTCAGTACCGAAGTTATAATGATAACGGTTAATTTCGTTAGAGGAGAGGAAGTGATTCCTGTCCAGGTAGATGAAGGTATGACATTGATGGAAGCTGCTAGAGATTATTCTCCTAATGCTGACATTGATGAAATACCAGCAGATTGTTCAGGCTGTTGTGCATGTGCTACTTGCCATGTACTAGTAGACAGAAACTGGACTTTAATTGTGGGTCAACCTAATGAAGGTTCAGTAGAAACAGATTTGATTGAATATGAAAAAGGCTATGATCGTATGCAAAGTAGATTAGCTTGTCAAATACAATTAGAAAAGAAACACGATGGTTTGGTTGTACATTTATTGGATAATCACAAAATTTAATTATGATAAAAGTTGAACTAGTAGATAAAATGGGGAATGACTTGACAGTAGTAAATGCTGCTAGAGTAAGTTATTCAAAGACTAAAGCAAGTTTTGATTTTTCTGATGAGAAACTTATTAAGTATCTAGCAGAACATAATCATTGGTCACCTTTTGCTCACGCAAGTTTACAATTTAGAATTAAAGCACCAATCTTTGTCGCAAGACAATTAGTTAAACATCAAGTAGGATTAGCTTGGAATGAAGTCAGTAGGCGTTATGTTGACTTTCCACCAGAACTATATAAACCAGAAACATGGAGAGGACGACCAAAGAACTCTAAACAAGGTAGTGATGGTGAGATAAAACTAGACCAAACAATCAATCATAATATGGAAACAGCGATGGAGAGTTGTCTAATACTTTATAATACTTTGTTAACAAAAGGTGTGGCGCCAGAACAAGCACGAATGGTATTACCACAATCAATGATGACAGAATGGTATTGGTCAGGAACATTATACGCATTTTCTAGGGTATGTAATTTAAGATGTAAACCAGATACACAAAAAGAAACCAGAGATGTTGCAGACGAGATGTATAAAATCTGTGATAAAGAGTTTCCGTATAGTTGGAAATATTTAACAATATGATATTAAAAATAGTAAACAAATACACTGCGGCAGAGTTTGTTTCTACTAGACACTATTCAGCAGTAATGCCTAGATTGACAAAACACTATCTAGGTTATTTTGATAATGAGGAGTTAGTTGGTGTGATTACATTTGGTTGGGGTACAAGACCTAAACATACAATACAAAAGTTGTTTCCAGAGCTAGACACAAAAGATTATTACGAGATAGGTAAGATGTGCTTAGATGATAAACTACTTAGGAATAGTGAATCGCAATTACTATCTTCAGCAATATCTTGGTTAAAAGAAAACACTACTATAAAATATTTGTTTACTTGGGCAGATGGTTTAGTTGGTAAACCTGGTTATGTATATCAAGCTGCTAATTTTTTATATGGTGGTTTCTCATTTACAGATACATATGTTTCAGAAACAGGTGAGAAGATACACCCAAGAACATTACAAGGAATAATACCTAACACTAAAAATCGTAAAGTAGGTATGAGACCAAATCCTCAACAATTAATAGAATTAAAATTAAGTAGAGTTAAAGGTAAACAATTTAGATACATTTATCCTATGACTAAAAAATATAGAAGATGGTTAAAAAAATCTACAACAGAATGGACAACTAACTATCCAAAGGGTAAAGATTTAGTATGGAAGATAAAAAGACCAGGCGAAAAAGACTATACAACAACGACCAAAATACCATTTGACTTATCAAAGGATTATGTGTATAATAAGAAGAATGTAGAATCGTTTAAAAGAGGAACCTTAAGTGAATTTTTATAAAAGCGTTATTGAACATAGAGGCAAATTACTTGTTCGTGGTATACACGAGGGTAAAGAGTATAAAGAAAAGATTGACTTCAATCCTACGTTATATGCTCGTTCACAAGAAGATTCAAAATTTAAAACATTACAAGGTCAAACGTTACAACCAATTCATTTTAGTAGTATTTCAAAGGCAAGAGAATTTAAAAAAAGCTATAATACAGGTAGTTCACCCTTGTATGGAATGGATCGGTATCAATATCAATATATCGCAAACGAATATCCAGAAGAAGTAAAGTTTGATAAAGATTTAATTAAAATATTTACAGTCGATATAGAGTGTACTGCTGAAAATGGTTTTCCTGATATAGAAAATCCAATAGAAGAAATGTTGGCGATCACAGTAAAAAATCAATCTAATAAACAAATCATAACTTGGGGTATCGGTGATTTTAAAACTGATAGATCAGATGTAACTTATATCAAATGTAAGAATGAAAAAAGTTTGATTATGGAGTTTATGAAGTTTTGGACTAAAAATTATCCAGATGTTATTACTGGATGGAATACTAAATTTTTTGATATACCTTATTTGTTTAATCGTATTAGAAACATAGTAGATGAAAAGGTAGTTAAAAAGTTTTCACCCTGGAATATCGTTGAAAAAGAAACAGTAGTTTTAAGAGGTAGACCACAAACTCATTATAATATCTTTGGTATTTCTATGTTAGATTACCTAGACCTATATCAAAAATTTATTCCAACAAAACAAGAAAGTTATAAACTAGATTACATTGGTAAAGTAGAACTTGGTAAAGGCAAAGATGAAATGCCTTACGATACCTTTAGAGATTGGTACACAAAAGACTTTCAATCATTTATAGATTATAATATACAAGACGTTGAGATAGTTGATGGATTAGAAGATAAACTAAAACTAATTGAACTAGTCTTAACTATGGCATATGAAGCTAAAGTAAATTATACAGATGTATTTTCACAAGTAAGAATGTGGGATATGTTAATTTACAATTACTTGAAAAAAGACAATATAATGATTCCTCCAAAACAGGATAATATTAAAGACGATAAGTACGAAGGTGCTTATGTAAAAGACCCAATCACAGGTATGCATAATTGGATTGTATCATTTGATATTAACTCACTATATCCACATTTGATTATGCAATATAATATTTCTCCAGAAAAAATTATTGGAGTAGAACCATCAGGCATATCAGTTGATAAATTGTTAGACCATGCGACACCGCTGACACATTTAAAAGCTGAAGGTGCTTGTATTACACCAAATGGTGCTAAGTTTAAAGTAGATAGTCCAGGGTTTCTACCTAGACTTATGGAAAGTATGTACAATGATAGGGTTAAGTTTAAGACTTTAGAGTTTCAAGCAAAACAAGAATATCAAAAGACAAAAGATAAATCTTTATTAAAAGAAATATCTCGTTGTCATAACATACAATGGTCAAAGAAGATTGCTCTAAACTCTGCTTATGGCGCTATTGGTAATCAATACTTTAGATATTATGATGTAAGACAAGCAACTGCTATAACATCAGCTGGTCAATTCGTAATTCGTTTTATTCAAAAAAATGTAAATGAATATATGAATAAGATTTTAAAGTCAACAAACGAAGTTGATTATATTGTTGCGTCAGATACAGATTCAATTTACTTATGTTTAGATAAACTAGTTGAAGCAACTTATAAAGATAGGTCAAAAGCTGATACATTAAAGTTCTTAAATAAAGTTGTTAGTAGTAGGATTGAACCATTTATTGATAAGTGTTTCAATGAACTTGCTGACTACACAAATGCTATTAAACAAAAAATGGTAATGAAACGAGAAGTAATAGCCGACAAAGGTATATGGACAGCGAAAAAAAGATATATCTTAAATGTATTAGATGAAGAAGGTATTACCTTTGATGAGCCTAAGCTAAAGATTATGGGTATTGAAGCTGTGAAGTCATCAACACCTGAAGTTTGTAGAGGAAAGATTAAACAAGCAATCAAACTTATAATGACTAAAGGAGAAGATGAACTACAAGCATTTGTTGCTGACTTTAAGCAAGAGTTTTATCAAATGACAGCAGAACAAATATCTTTTCCAAGGTCTTGTAATAATTTAAAAAAATATAAACACAGTAGTAACATATTCATTAAAGGTACACCTATTCATGTTAAAGGTGCTTTAATATATAATCAACAGTTACAACAAAGAAAATTACATAGAAAGTATCCAATAATACAAGAAGGCGATAAGATTAAATTTCTAAAACTAAAAGAAGCTAATCCATTTAAGTTTGATGTGATAAGTTATGTAACTAAACTTCCAACAGAGTTTGCTTTACAAGAATACATTGATTATGACTTAATGTTTCAAAAAACATTTTTAGACCCTATGAGTTTTATACTTAATTCTATTGGTTGGGAGTACGAGAAGACAGCAAGTTTGGAGGCGTTCTTTGACTAGTCTATTCATACTAATAGTTTGTATCCATTGGGGATTTGCCACTGGTGGGATATTTGCTTTAAAAACTAACTGGTCTATACCTAGATTTATAATAACTGTGATAGTATTAAAGTATGCTTTAATGACTTATGGAATTTAATACAACTAACAAATATGGAGTAATATATGCGGATCCACCGTGGTACTTTAAAAGCTATAGTAAAAAGGGTGAAGGTAGGAACGCTACCCAGCATTATCCTTGCATGTCTATTAATGACATTGCTAATCTACCTGTTAAATCTATCGCTGACGACAATGCAGTCCTTTTGATGTGGGTGGTTGATCCTCTACTAGATCAAGCATTTAAAATTATAGATGCATGGGGTTTTAAATATAAGACAGTTGGATTTACTTGGGCAAAAACGAATCGTAAGAGTATGGGATTTTTTACAGGTTTAGGATACTGGACTAGATCAAATCCTGAAATGTGTTTATTAGCAACAAAGGGTAAACCAAAGAGGCTAAATATGAGTACACCACAATTGGTAGTATCTGAACGTAGAGAACATAGTAGAAAACCAGATATTATATACAACCACATAGAGAGTATGTTAAGTGGTCCATATGTAGAACTGTTTGCTCGTAATAAACGAGATAATTGGGATAGTTGGGGAAATGAGGTTGACAAACATGGCAAAGTATGATATACTAATAGGTATAAATGAATAATTATAAAAGATACACAGTAAAAGAAACATTAGATAGTGAGAAAAAAGCATTGTTTAATGTACTATCAACTTTCGCTGGAGGCGGTGGTTCATCAACAGGTTACAGATTGGCTGGTGGTAAGATACTAGCAGTTAATGAGTTTGTACCGGAAGCACAAAATACTTACAGAGAAAATTATCCAGATACACTTATTATTCCAGGTGACATTAAAAAATTAACAGGTAAAGATTTTTTAGAAAAAATTAATATGAAACCAGGTGAACTAGACTTATTAGATGGTTCTCCACCTTGTTCAGCGTTCAGTATGG